AGCAGAAAAGCCGCCTCTCAAAAAGGGGTGGCTTTTTCTCTTTTTCTGGTTAAAATCAATTCATCTCTAAGGAGAAATCATGGCTCTGCAAACCACCGTTTTGCGTGGAAACATCCTTAATTCGTTTATTATGGGTGTTTCTGTTTCCGCAACGACCGTTGCCACCTCTGGCGCATCCAAGAACGTGACCGTCCCAGGTCTACAAGTTGGCGATGCCGTTACCGTTACCCTCCCCGCTGCTCAAACCACTGGTGTTGGGATTGCTAACGCTTACGTTTCGGCTGCTGACACGCTGACGATTCAATTCATCAACGCTACGGGTTCCTCGGCCTCCGCTGCCGCTGGTACTTATACCGTTGTGGTTGACCGCGCAGAATCGTTGCCGTTGGCCTCGAACGCTGTCTAAAATGGCATCGTCTACAGTCCAGCGTAATGCAGGGGTTACAGTAGCCCTTGCAGTCACGGCCTCGGCTCACGCCAACGTTGTGATTAACGACAGCACCAACGATCAGGTGAACTACACCAGTTTCCTGAATGTTGGAACCAAGCCGTGTGCGATTCGTTGGGGTACAACTGACAGCAATGTCGGAACCCCGGTGTTTCCTACGGATGGCACAAACGGTGACTTTGTTCTCCCTGGGAACATGGTTATGCCGTTGATCCTTGCGACCCCGACAACGCCTTATTACTTGTCGGCGATTTGTGGCGGTAGTGACACTACTACCCTGTATGTAACTCCCGCAGCAGATCAATCGTAAGAGTATGGCTGACCCCGCGCAATCAAGTGACCAGAATCTGCTCCCCGTTCAGGCGTATTTCGCTGTAGACGGGACTTTTCAGACATTTATTGGGCAGGGTCAGCCGTTCTATGCGACTGTTAACCCAAGCCAATCTGGGTTAAACATCACAAATAGCACGATTAACAGCACGACAATCGGCGCAACGACCCCATCTACTGGGGTTTTCACCAATATCGCCACGACAACTGGCACGATTTCAACGACTCCTGCATCTGCCTCTAACATAGCCAATAAGTTCTATGTTGACACGGTAGCGCAGGGTTTAGGGCCAAAACAGGCGTGTAAAGTAGCCACAACCGGCAATATCACGCTCTCTGGCCTTCAGACAATTGATACCTACACCACGCTTTCTGGTGATCGGGTGCTGGTCAAGAACCAGGGAACATCGTCTGAGAACGGCATTTATTCTGCCTCTAGCGGCCCTTGGACTCGCACAGCCGACATGGATGTCTGGTCGGAAGTTCCGGGCGCTTACACGGTCATTTTGAACGGTGGACAGGCTGACACCGGGTGGGTTTGTACGGCAACGGATGCTGGAACGATTAACGTCACGGCAATGCCTTGGGTGCAGTTCTCTGGCTCTGCAACTTACACGGCTGGAACGGGCCTGACGCTATTTGCAAACCAGTTTAGCATCACAAATACGGGTGTAACCGCTGCAACCTATGGTTCTGCGTCATCTGTTCCGGTGTTTGCGGTCAATGCACAGGGGCAACTGACCTCTGTAACCAACACCTCAATCGCGATTGCGGCGAACCAGATTACGTCTGGGACGATTGATACCGCCAGAATCTCTGGTTCTTACACCGGAATTACCGGGGTTGGGACGCTAACCGCAGGGACTTGGAACGCCAGTACGATTGGCGTTGGCTATGGCGGGACAGGGGCAACAACGTTCACGGCTGGCTATCTGAAGGCCAACGGAACCACGGCGTTTTCGACTGTCGCCACGATCCCGAACACGGACATAACCGGCTTGGGCACGATGTCCACGCAGGACGCCAACAACGTAGCCATTACTGGCGGCTCAATCGCTGTAGGAACGCTTAAAACCACTGGTTTGACCGGATACCTGTACGGTAACGATGCAAATGCTGTAACGGCCTCCACGACCATCCCTAACACCGCAATTACCGGGTTGGGAACCATGTCTACCCAAAACGCTAGTAGCGTGGCGATTACGGGTGGAACGGCAACCGGGCTGACCAATTTAGGCTCTGATTATCTGCAACTGAATGTTTCGGCGGGTGCGACTTATGCTTATGGAAAGCTGTATTGGAGTTCCACCGGGACATTAAACGTTGGCTTGGATGGAAGTTCTAGCCTAGTGATGCCCGTGGGTGAGGTTGTCTATACCTACGGCAAGGCATCATCTGCCATCTCTATTGGTCAGGTCATCATTAAAACCGGCGTGGTTGGTGCGTCTGGCGTGATCCAGTTTGGCCCATCAACGGCAGGTCTGACGGACGGGAATGCCATTGTTGGGATTGCCTGTGAGCCGATTGCCTCTGGTAGTTTTGGGCGAGTTGTGGTTCAGGGTGTTGTTCGCGGATTTAACCTTTCTGCCTACAACAACAACGACACGCTTTGGTACGACCCGGCGGGTGGTGGTGCGCTAACCGCAACTAAGCCCTCTGCGCCAAACTTGAAGGCCGAGGTTGGGATTGTCATCAACAACGGGTCTGGAGGATCGGGGTCGATGTATGTCTCCCTGTTTCCGGGTTCGCAGCTTGGCGGCACAGACCAAAACGTCCAGATCACAGGAACCCCGTCAAACGGATCGCTTCTCCAATACGATTCAGCCCTTCAATACTGGAAAAACGTTGCCTCCAGTACGGTTTCGGTTGGAACTGCGACCAATCTGGCTGGTGGCGGCGCTGGTTATGTTCCCTATCAGTCTGGTGCTGGCGCTACATCTTTTGTCTCTGCTGGCACTACCGGACAGGTCTTAACCTCTAACGGATCAAGTGCCCCAACCTGGACAACGCCCACGGCTTACGCCACGGTGACGGACGACACGACCACAAACGCCACCCGGTATCCGCTGTTTGCGGCTGTTACGGCAGGAAATCTGACGACTGAATACGTTAGTTCTACCAAACTGCAATTTGTGCCTTCTACGGGCGTTTTGACCGCTACATCGTTCTCCGGAGCGGGTACTGGCCTGACCGGGACTGCCTCTGGACTCTCGATTGGCGGGACTGCCCTGAACGTGACCGGAACGGTTGCGGTGGGGAACGGAGGGACGGGTGTAACGACTCTGACTGGGTTGGCTTATGGCAATGGAACGTCTGCGTTTACTGCCGCAACTGCCGCCCAAGTGGTGTCTGTGATTGGTTCGACTGCTGTGACCAATGCGACCAACGCAACAAATTCTGCGATTACTGACGACACAACGACAAATGCTACGGTTTACCCGACTTGGGTAACGTCAACTACTGGCAATTTGCCGCTTAAAACTTCCTCAACTAAACTCTCATTCAATCCCTCAACCGGGGCATTGTCTGTTAGCAACAAAATAATCATTGCTCCATAAGGAAACGATATGGGAACTCTAGTTTTTCAGGCAAATTTAGGTGGTGCTGTTAACCTGATCGGCCCAAACACCGCATCTACTGTCAATTTCACGCTCCCAAGCGCAGACGGTACAAGCGGTCAGGCATTGGTGACTAACGGCTCTGGAACGCTGTCGTTTTCTACGTTTACCTCGGGTGCTGCCGGGTCAAATACCCAGGTTCAGTTCAATAGTTCTGGGGCGTTTGCTGGATCGTCTAACCTGACGTTTAACGGCACAACTCTGACAGCCGCCAATACGAGTGTCACCACCAGCGAAACGCTTTCTTACGGCACAGCCAACGGAGTAGCGTACCTTAACGGCTCCAAAGTAGTCACTACTGGTTCTGCGCTGACGTTTGACGGGTCAAATCTTGGTGTTGGAACTTCGCCTCTTGCTGCCCGCGTGTTGTCAGTTAAAGGCCGCGCTGCTTTTACGGCCCTCGCAAATGACAGCCAGATTGCCATTTATTCTGATGGCTCAACAAACGGCATTTACAGCACCTACAACAGCACCGGCAGTTATTTGCCAATGACGTTCTACATCAATGATGCCGAACAAATGCGCCTGACCAGCACAGGGCTGGGTATTGGGACGAGTTCGCCTGCGTATAAATTAGCAGTACAGGGCAGTGCATATATTACATCCACTGTTGGTATTGGAAATACGCCGGGAAACTATGGCGGTCAAGTTGAGATTTATACAAACGCCAATTCTGCTAATAACGGGATATGGGTTCGTAACGACAGCGCCGGGTCTTCTGCTAAAGCCGGTATTGTGTTGAATGCGTCTGGAAATTCATGGCGAATGTCCATGGGTTCAACCGCAAACAACAGTAACGCTCTTACTTGGGAATTGGATGTATCTGCGCCGTCAACCAAGATGACCCTCGACTCCTCCGGCAACCTCGGATTGGGGGTTACGCCGAGTGCTTGGCAATCAGGGAGAAAGGTACTTCAGGTTGGCTATTCTTCAATGAATTCTTATTCCAACTCTCAAATTCAGTTGGGTGCTAACTTTTACTACGATGGAACAAATAACAAATATATTTCTTCCGACTTTTCAACTGTTTACCAGCAATTAAGTGGTCAACATCAATGGTACACATCGGCCTCCGGCACAGCAGGCAACGCTATCTCCTTCACCCAAGCAATGACGCTGGATGCGAGTGGGAATTTGAATGTTGGTGGCACAACTTCAACTGGCGGTTATCGTGCTGCAATTACTGGTGTTGGCACTGCTGGAAACCCGATTGGAGGAATTGTTTTCCGTCAAAGTGCAACAGATACTCTATATCTTGGCAGCATTCAATCAGATAACACCACTGATGTTGAAATGTGGAACCCGAGAAATGGTTTCCTGCGCTTTGCCACTAACAACACAGAACGCGCTCGTATCGACTCACAGGGTAACTTGCTGGTGGGAAAAACAAGCTCTGACCCGACTGTTGCGGGGTGCGAGTTGAGCGTTAATGGTGGAATTTTTACCCGCGCCAGTGATGCGCTGCTTGTGAACCGGCAGGGAAGTGATGGAACTGCAATAACAATTCGTCGCAGTAACACTACTGTTGGCACGATTAGCGTTACGACAACCGCAACTGCCTACAACACTTCCTCTGATTATCGACTTAAAAACATTGATGGGCCTTTGACCGATTCTGGTGTGTTCATTGATGCTTTAAAGCCAAAAGTCGGAACTTGGAAAGCAGATGGTTCTAAGTTCGTCGGATTCTTGGCTCATGAAGTTCAAGAAGTTTCGCCTGGTTCTGTGGTCGGAGAAAAAGACGGCGAACAAATGCAAGCAATGGAATACGGCTCTGCTGAGTTCATTGCCAACATCGTTGCAGAACTGCAATCCCTCCGCGCTCGCGTGGCTCAACTTGAAGGAAAATAATCATGTCAGCAACTATCACTTGGACTGTTACCGCAATGGACTGCTACCCTCAAGCCGAGGGTGAGACAGATGTGGTTTTCAACGTGCATTGGACTTGCTCCGGTGTACAAGATACCTACAACGCTTCTGTCTACGCCACTTGCTCTGTGCCAATTTCTAGCACAGGCACGTTCACCCCTTATGCTGATCTGACGCAAAATCAGGTTCTAGGCTGGATTTGGGCTAACGGAGTAGACCAAGCTGCAACGGAAGCTGCCGTACAACAGCAGATTGCCAACCAGATCAATCCTCCGGTGGTTACGCCGCCCCTGCCTTGGGCCTAAAAATGCCAACATACAAGTGGACGATCAAGGATATTCAGGCAGAGGATGGGCGCATCACCTCTGCCAAATATCACGTTATTGCAGAAGCTGATGACCTATCTGTAGACACAGAGGGTAATTGGTTTTTTGATAGTCCTGCATCTGTTCCTTTTGACCAGGTAACAGAGGAAATGGTGATTGGCTGGATTGAAGGATTGTCTATGCGTGACGGGAAATGCGTCATAAAATCCCGCCTAGACGAGCAAATTCAAGCATTGGCAAGCCGTAAAGCGGTAATTGCTCCCTGGCTTCCGCAGGTGTTCACTCCTGACCTATAAGGACACAAAATGACTCAGCCGATAGACATTATTAGCAGAGCCCTAAAAGACATCGGCGCATTGGAAGCAGGAGAAACACCGACCCCTGACGCAGCGCAGGATGCGTTTGATATGCTGAACGACATGATCGATCAATGGTCAAACGAGAACATGATGGTGTTCAACGTGACCGAGATCATATTCCCGGTCATTGCTGGTCAGGTTCAATACACCATTGGCCCAGACCCTAGCACCCAGAACTTTATTGGCGCATCGTTTACCGGCTCAATCTCTGGAAACGTCCTGACGGTTACCGGCATCAACTCAGGCGCAGTTGCTCAAGGGCAGACTCTAAGCGGTACGGGTATTCAGGCAGGGACAAAGATTACCCAATTCCTGACCGGCGCAGGTGGTAACGTCAACGAACAGGGAACGTATCAGGTCAACATCAACCAATCTGTTGCCTCGACCACGATCACCGCTTACTACCAAAAGCCATTGCAGATTAACTCTGCGTTTGTGCGAATCAACACGACCTCTAACGGTCAGCCGATCATCTCTGGTGGCCTAGACTACCCAGTTGCGGTGTTGGCGCTAGAAGATTACGAAATGATTGGACTAAAGACGCTGAACGGCCCGTGGCCCAAGGCGATTTACTACAATCCCGGCGCAGATTCTGGCAATATATTTGTGTGGCCTAACCCGTCACAAGGCGAAATGCACCTGTTCGCCAACACGATTTTTACCCGCTACGAAACGATCAACGACACCATTCTGTTCCCGCAAGGCTATCAAATGGCCCTCAGATGGTGTTTGGCAGAGCGTTTGATGCCTATGTACGGCAAAGCCTCGCAAGTTCAAATTGCGATGATTCAGCAATATGCGGCACAAGCAAAGTCCACGATCAAGCGTAACAACATGACGCCAATGCAGACAGCGCGTTATCCGGATTCGTTGCTGGTGGGGAGGGCAAAGGACGCCGGGTGGATTTTGAGCGGCGGCTTCTTCAGATAAAAGTATTACAAATGGCAAAACGCAAGACGTTTTCTGATGCTTTAGACTTAATCGCAAAAGGCGGTGAGGATGATTGTTGGGAATGGCTTGGATGTAAAAACAATACTGGATATGGAAGTATGACCGTAAGTCAAGTTGCATACTCAGCGCATCGCATTGCTTTTGCATTGGCAAATCCTGGGCTTATTTCAATGAAAGCCCCAACTAATAAACATTTAAAAGAATTTGTTTTGCATAAATGCGATAACAGACTATGTTGCAATCCAAATCATATGTTTCTTGGAAACTATGATGACAACAATAAAGATGCAAAATTAAAAGGCAGGTCAAACGCGCCTAAGGGATCGAAGCATAAATTAGCAAAACTAACACAAGAACAAGCCGACAAAATTAGGCAGATTCACAAAAGTGGTTTGTCTTATATTGAAATAGGCAAGATGTTTAATGTTCATGCAAACAACGTATCTCGTATTGTCAGAGGTATGTCTTACACAGAAAGTGGAGTTTAAGCATGGATTTTGGTTTTGTCGGCCCGTCTTACGAAGCACCAAGCATTTACCAAGATGCACAGGAATGTATCAATTTCTTCCCTGAAATTGATCCCCTCAAGCAGCCTGGTGTGCGTGGCGTTGTTGCGCTTTACCCAACTCCCGGCTTAGTCACCAAGGCAGTTCTTAACCACGGTGAAATTCGTGGCTTGAGGACTGTTTCTGGTGGTCAGCAATTAGTTGCTGTATCTGGGCCTTACGTCTACGTTTTGTCATCAAACCTAACCCCCACAATCGTTGGATTCCTGAACACTTCCACGGGGCGGGTTGGCATTACAGACAACGGTATTAACGTCTACATTGTTGACGGTGCATATCGGTATACCTGGCGCATTTCCACCCCTGCTGCGGCGATTTTTCGTGCCGACATTTCGGGGACTACGCTTACGGTTGCAAGCGTTTCTAGCGGTGCTTTGGCGGTTGGTCAGCAGGTTTTTGGGGTTGGGATAGCGAACGAGACTGTCATTACCGCTTTGGGTACGGGTACTGGCGGGACGGGGACTTATACGGTCAACATTTCTCAGACTGTTGCTTCTGAGGATATGTCTACGGCTGCGGCTGGAGCGATTGTCACCGGGTCTATCTCTGGAACTACCT